GCGCTAACCGCTGCGGCGGGCGTTGTTGGTGCCTTGAAGGGTAAGTGATCGTGGAAAATCCGCCCTTCGCGCAGTGGCAGATAGACCACCTTCGCAAAATGCGAGAAGAATTAGGCTTGCCGCCGGAGGCATCCGACGTAGAGGAAGTTACGATGGACGAAAAATTGGACGATGGCACGATGGGCGCTCTACCCTCAGACACCGCAGACGCGGATGCTGGCGGCCTGTCGGCGTACAACTACCCCAACGTCCAGAAGGCCCAGACTGCGTATGAAAAGCTCGCGGCGGAGCAAACAGCCCGCTACAATGCGTTGGAGCGGGCGATTGCGGAGAAACGCTACGCCCCCTCGTTCAGCGAGCGTATGTTCCAGTTGTCGGCGGCATTAGCCGCGCCGACGACGCGTCGTGGCTTTGGTGGCATCTTGGAGAATATTACGCCCGTCTTGGCGGCGCAGCAGAAGGCCCAGCGTCAGGGCGAAATCAGCCGTCAAGAGGCGCTTGAGCAGTTGCAGTCAAACCGGCTTGCCGCGCAAATGGGCCTTGCCAAGCAAAACTTGGCGACGGCGACTGCTATGGCACGGATTAACCAACCAAAACCGCCTATAGGCATAGAAGTTAATGGCGTACTTGTTGACCGTGCCACTAACAAACCTATCGGTGCAGCGTATAACAACGTGTTTAACACCTCTGCGGATGAGGCGGCGGCGTATGCCAAATTAGAAGCAGAGCCTACTGAAGCTAATTTGAAAGTTTTGGTAGATTACTATCCAAGATACGAAACTCAGTTCATCGCCGCTTATCGGCGCGGGCTATCCCGCTTAGGCAAAGGGACCAATTAAATGCAAGCAACGATCAATCCCGCCGATTTCGGAGGCCCGTCAAAAACGACACCGAAGCAGCGCGAAGCTGCTGGAAAAGCCGCTGTCGCGGAGGCCGAAGGCAATGTAGCCCCCGCAGCCGCTGCTGCTGAGGTAAGTCAAAAACAAGCATCCGCAGCGTCGTCAGGGGCCTCAGCGGATCGCACACGCGCGCTCACGCCGCTTGAAGCGGAAAAGATGCGCGAAGACATCCGTAAAATGCGCCTTGATAACGAAGCGGCGGAACGGCTGGCGAAAGAAGGCCCACGAAAGACGTTGGCCGAACGGAAAGAAGAACAAGTTCTACTCTCCAACATAACCGCCGCTCGAAATTCTATCAACTTTTTGATGCGGAATTTTAACAACGAGTTGTCTGGGCAGGGTCTTATCAAGTCCACGCTGGAGTACTTTCCGTCGTCGAAGAAGAAGGCCATAAACACGAAGTCTGACGGTCTTTCGGGCCTCGGTCTCTCCCTCTTCAGGGTGCCGGGCACTGGTACTGAAACCGACGCAGATGCTAGGCGTTTTGTAAAAGCAAACCAGCCCAGCACGTGGGACAACGACTACGAATTTCTCGGTAAGTTGTACAACCTTATCGGGCGTATCGACGCGCGTGTGGCGCAAATGGGCCTACCCCCGATCCAGTGGGAACAGCCAAAAGATGTGGTTATGCAGCAATTCTTCGCGTTGCCCGAAGAAGACCGCGCCGCCATAGGTATGCCCGCTGAGGCACCAGCAACGCAGGCAGACACCGCGACGCAGGCAGCCGCTGCGGAGCAGGCAGATACCACTACCGCGCTTCCTAGCAACGCCGCCTTCGCCGCGCCAATCGGCATGGAGGCTGCTGAGTTCGGCGGGGATAAGACAAGCATACCCATCCCGCCAGAAATGCAGCAGGAGATGAACGAGTGGTTCGCTAAAAACCCTCGCGGCTCCGTAGGCTTGAAGGCTTACTCTAACTTCCGTCGCGCTCTCGACGCGAAGTACGGCTTTGGTCGGGACAAGCCTTACGAGGACGATCCGAACACTATCGAGTTCCTCAAGCAATACAACGACCCTAAACTGCCCGTGAATGTCGCGATACCTCCGGTAACCGGAGAGGATAAGCGCAACATGTTAGAGCGTGCCGCAGGCACGGCTGTGATGAACCCATTTGGTACCGCTGTTGCGACGGGCGTTTCTGGCTTGGGCTTGAACCTCCTCGACGCTGCGCTCCCTGAGATGGCGGCTCTCCGCGAGATGAACCCCAATGCGGCTTTGGCTGGTGACATCCTCGGATCGATTGGCGGCAACGCGGCTTTGCGGAACGTGGGCAACTTTGGTTTGTCTAAGCTGCTCAATCAGGCACCTGAACTGCAAAAGTATGTCGAGGGCGGCGGCAAGATTGCCGATTACGCACGCGACTTTGCGGGTGACATGACGGGCGACGTCATTCAGGGCATAACCTATGGTGGCGCGGTTGAAGGCGATGCTGGCACAGGCGCGGTATCCGCCGCTGGGGGTAACCTCCTTGGGCGGGGCTTTGGTGGCGCTGGTAATTTCATCTTGGGTGGATCGAGCCGGTCGCCCGTAGCCCAAAAGCTGATGGATGACTACGGCATAGAAGACCTCACTATCGGTCAACAATATGGCGGCTTTCCAAAGACAATCGAAGACGCGGCCACCTCCATCCCCGGAATTGGGGACATAATTAACGCACGACGCGGCGAAAGTGTTCTCGACCTTAACCGAGCCGCGTTCCGTGAAGTTGGTGGTGCGCCAGTCGGCTACGGTGACGTAGGCGTGCAAGCGTTAACAACCAAATCAGGGCAGGCTTACGACAAAGCCCTCGCGGGCAAAACCTTCGATCTAAGCGACACCGAATACACGCAGGCGATGGCCGACGCGCTCGCCAATCGCGCTAAATTGACAGAGGCTTTTGGGAAAGATTTTGACGTTGCGATTAAGAACAGCATAACGGACACACCCATCGGGCGGTCTCTTATTGTGCCGGGCGAAGCCTATAAAGAAGCCCAACGCGCGATTAGCGGATACAAAGGCGCGAAGGCGCGGACGGGTTTTGAGCAGGACTACAGGGACGCCCTCGGCGGTGTCAGCGATGCCTTGCGTGAAATGGTAGAGCGGCAAGACCCAACCCTCGTGCCTCTCCTCCGTGAAGCGGACACGATGTATCGCGGCAAGAAGATATTGGAAAACGCTGTAGAGAGGGCGGAGACGGACCCAACGGGCCTCGGTGCGGGCGTATTTTCTCCGGGCAATCTCACGCAAGCCGTGCGCCAAAGCGGAAAGAGGTATCCCGGAGATGTGCCGTTGCGATCACTATCCCGACTGGCGCAGAACGTCATCCCATCGGATGTGCCAGACAGCGGCAGCGCCCGTCGTTTGGCCCTGACTGGGTTAGCTGCGGCTGGCCTTGGCGGCATAACCGGCGGTGGTCTTGGGTACGACGCAGAAAACGGCTTTGGCGACCTCAGTGAGGATGCTGTCTACGGCGCAGCAACAACGCTGACCCCACTTGCTGTCCTCGGCGCACTTGGCTCGCGCTCTGGTCAGAAAATGTTGTCGAACTTATTTTTTGAGCGTCCCGAACTTATGAAATCCGCCGCAACTCTCGCGGACCTCACCGGCAAATACAAGTACGTGCCCGACCGTTTAGTGGCACCTACGCTTATGCCAATCCTCATGCCTGAAGGGCGAGACGACCCTGTGGTCGCTACCCGCGCTGAAAGGGCTGCCGCTGAAAAGGCCGCCGCTGAAAAGGCCGCCGCTGAAAAGGAAGCAGCCGCACAGGCAGAAGCGGCGGCAGAGACAGAGGAGGTGCCACTAAAAGGCACGATAACCGATCCGCGTACAGGCCGTCAGATGGAGCTACGCGGCGACCGTCTCTTCTACGTAGATACCGGCGAACCGGCTGATATTGATACATCAGCTCTCTTGGACCGCAGCGATCCCGCCCTCGGCATGTGCCGTGGCGGCACCGTGCGGGCGTTCAACAAGGGCGGCAACAAGGGCGAGAAGAAGCGCGGCTATGACTATGGCAACGCAGCCCGCACCTTCGCGCAGGGGGTGACGGCTGGCACTGGCGATGAAATCGAAGGGTTTGCGCGTTCTTTGTTCAGCGGGCGGCCTTACAAGACCGAGCGCGATGAAATCCGTCGGCTGCAAGAGCGTTACGCCCTAGCCAACCCAAACACAGCTATGGCCCTTGAGGGCGCAGGCATGATTGGCAGTTCGCTCCTCATGCCAAGCGTTGCCGGTATGCGCGCAGTGGCTAATGCACCCCGCCTCACCCGCATCGCCGCAAGTGGCGTTGATGACTTGGCGCAAGGTATCGCGTACACCGCTGGCAAGTCGAAGGAACTGCGTGACGAGCCTATGAGGGACAAAGCTGGGCGAATACTGCGGGATAAAGCGGGCCGCCCCATTCTAGGTGGAGGTGTCATGAGTGACATCCGCAAGGACGCCCTCGGTAACGCAATCGCATTCGGCGTTGCGACTGGCGCGGAGCAGAGCGGACGCACTGGTGGTCGGTATCTTGCAGGCAAAGCCGCAAGCACCAAGCCGGGCTACCAAGCCGCGCTGACTTTGAAGCGTTTGATGTCAAAATACTAAGGGGACCGTCGTGGCCAGAACACCCGTACGTCGGCTAATTGAGAAGGGCATCGAAGCTGGCGCGGACTATATCCCCGACGCCTTTGAGGTGCCGCTGCGCAAAGCGTTCAACATGGACGTGCCGAAGCCAAAGGCGACTAAACCTAAGACAAGTCTGGCAGTAACACCAAAGGCACTTCCCGCACCACCAAAGCCACTTGCGCTCCCCGCACCGGGGCCGGGGCTTCCGCCTTTTGCCGTCAAGACCAAAGGCGGACAGTGGTTCGCGGATAAAAGCATCGGAGGGCGGAAAGCGTCTGATCTTGGCGTAAAAGTCGCACAACTGCCGGATGATGGCAGGTGGGTAGTGCTGAACGACAGAACACCGATAATATTCGCCCGTGAGGACGAGGCCCGCGCAAAGGCTCAAAGTCTGGTTGACGAAGCTAACCCGAACCGCTCGCCAGAAAACGCCGCGCGCCGTATTGCGGACAACAGTCTGCGCCTCGCCCGCGACGCTTCCGGGCCTTTAAGCCAATTACAAGACTGGTTCCTTCGCGCAGCCCCGCGCTATATCAAAAACGAGATGGGAACGCCGGACGATCCGATGCGTGCGCTGGCCGAACGCGGTGCGCTTCATGTTGAGATGTCGCCGGAAGAGTGGTCGGATACCGCGTCAAGCGTTATCAGCAGAAGGCCGATTGGCACTTACCTCGGCATTGACCAACTTTACGCGCCGGAGGGTGCCGACCCAAGGGCGGGTTACGATTTTGGCGCGTCCCTCGCCGTGAACATGCCGTGGTTGAAAAAGGCTCCGGTCACCGACGAACTGTACGGTATTAGCGATACATACGCCTTACAGGACAAGATGGGCATGGGGCATCTGCTAGATGAGATGCGCAACGCCATGGACCCCCGCAGCGGCTTGCCAAGCGATCTGGCCGTGCGCCCCGAAAGCCTCGGACGCATGGGTCTGGCGCAGGCAGCCGAACGCGTCGGCCTGATCAACCAGTTCCGCGCCAAAGAGATGGAGCGCGCGGCGTTGAGCAACCTCGACAGCCCCGTAACGCACGTATTCAAGGATTACGCCGACGATAATCCTATGGGTCTGAAATGGGTCGAGATGGCACCACCAAAGACTGACGGCCCGACCAATTACGACGTTGAGGAAGAGTTGCGTAAGGCGCTCGATTACGAGGGCAACACAATGGGCCACTGCGTTGGTGGCTATTGTCCCGACGTCATGGAAGGTCGCTCGCGCATCTTCTCGCTGCGTGACGCCAAGGGCCAGCCGCATGTGACGATTGAGACACGTCCGGGACGTCAAGACAGAGCATATAGCGACGCCATCGCGCAATTACGCGGGACTGAACACTGGCCTGTGTGGTTGGAGCACCAAAACACGCGCCGAGACAACCCCGGTAGCACCCAAGATCTGATTGATTACATGAACCAGTTTAGGCAGTCCCAAGGCCTTGAGCCTGTCGGCATGGACATTCCGAACGACATTGTCCAAATCAAGGGCAAGCAGAACCGCGCGCCCAAGGACGACTATCTGCCCTTCGTCCAAGACTTTGTGAAGAGCGGCCAGTGGGGCAACGTCGGCGATCTGGGCAACACCGGCTTGGTAAAGCTGCCAGACGGTCGGTACATCACGCCAGCACAAGTTGAGGAGGCGCTGAGTTCCGCAAATTGGAACGATGACACACGGCAGCACGTCCGCGACCGCATTGTAGGCAATGATTTTAATAATAGCCCAGAGATTTGGGATGACCTGTCGCAATACTTTGAGGGCTTCGCCGTCGGTGGTCGCGTGTCCGCAGATCGCTGTTTCTCAAAAGGCAAATCTGCGGTATACGCCGTCAACAAATCAAGGAAGTAAGCCATGTCCAAACCACCTGTACGTATGCTCATCGAAAAGGGCATCGAAGCTGGCGCGGATTACATCCCCGACGTCTTTGAAGTGCCGCTGCGTAGGGTGTTCAGTATGGACACGCCAAGCATGGTGGTAATACCCAAGAAGCGCGCACCCAAAGCTGAGACGCCGAAAGTTGAAACACCGAAGGCAACCAAGCCGACGAAAGAAAAGGCTGCGCCTGCGAAAAAGAAGGCCGCACCCGCAAAAACACCCAAAGCAAAACCTGTCGTTAAGGGCATCGCGAACCCTATCCACGAAATCACACTTGAGTTCGGTTCCGACGTGGCGCGCAGGCTCGAAGGCATGATCCCATCGGACGCGCCGCTGTCAGAGTGGCGCGCGGCTGCACAACGCCTGTCGGGGTCCGATACACCGAACGTAAACGCCAAACCCCCTAGCCCATACTCTGTGCGTCCTGCGGACGTGGCGACGGACCCACGCATCGAGAACCGCAAAGGTGAGCTGGGCAAGATTGCCAACCTTGAGCTGGAGGTGTCTCCACGCGTTACTGATCCCGCGCCAGAGGTTAGCATCTTCGACTATGAAGGTCACCCATACATCACGTCCATGTCCGACCTCGCGGCAGCAGGCGATGACATCACCGCGATCAACGATGTAAGGTTCCGCGTGCCGTTCAGCCGCCGTGGCGGCCAAGACTACATGTTCGATAACCCCGGCTCTGTCTGGGCGGCTGACCGTGGTGCGGCTGAACGGCACGTAGAGCTGGCAGATCGGTTGCAGCAGATGACCGGCAAAGACGTCATGCTTTTCCCGTGGACGATGGGTCCAAAGGCAGTGAAGTTCTCACACATGCCGCGCGGCATCCAATACAGCTACGCCGATGCGGCGATGGGCAGCGCGGATCGCAACGCACTAGCCGCTGGTATCAAGGAAATCCTACCAAACTGGCGTGGGTTTGAAGACCCTGACAGCGCCGAAATGTTTATGACCGTTACCGGCAAGGCACGCGGCGCTTTAAACTCGTTGATGGACAAATTCCGCAATCGTGGCGGTCTTGGGGAGGGAGAGGCGGTATACGCTTCGACCGATCTCAGTCAGATAAACACTCCGCTGACAACGCTTCGCAATGTCGGTATCATCGACCCAAGGTTCGGTGCGTCGCCCTCATCCCACGCATCCTATAACTACTCAATCCCCGGTCGCGGGGTGGGAAGACTGAAGGAAAACATCGGCGCGCTTGGGCTGTCCCCTGACGTCATGGCAGCTCTTAACTACGAGACCCCGTTTGACTTTCCCGTAGGCGTTCAGCCCGGCACAAAATCACCTTTGCGTGCGATGCAGATGAAGCCGCAAGGCGGCCTCCTTGACTACCAGACGCTCAGGTTTCTTGAGGGTCTTCTGGAAAAAGATAAGAAGTAGAGAACGCGTCGGCTAAGTCGGGGCGGCCCCGCTCGTCCCGCAAAAACGAACGCACTTCTTCTTCAGTCGTGCGCCTGATGCGTTTAATCCGGCACACGGTTTCGAACCACAGAAGCTCGCGGTACATGTCCGTGTCTGGGCAGTTTTCTGGGTCCAATAGGGTAAGCATCAACGTCCGTCTCCCTTCGCTTCGGCCAGCAACGCGGCATAGGCAATATTATCCTCGGCGCTGTCGGCGTGGTACTCGCTGCGCGTGAACAGGCGCACCAGCTTGACCTGCTGCATAAACATCCAACCCTCGCTTTCGGTCAAGTCGCGGCCTGTGATGGCGTTGAAGGCCGTCACGATCTTGCCCATCGACCGCTCGCCCTCTGGCTCGTCATAGGTCGCGGATCGGTCGTGCATGTGCGCCGCAGCGCGACCCAACAGCTCGGCGGCCTTCGGCTCTGGCATCTTGGGTGCCTCTTCGTGCGAGCGGTAGCACTCCAACGTCTTCCCCATCGTGTCGTGCTCGACGCCGCAGCCGCTGCATATATAACTATTGTCGGTCATTTCTTTTTCCTTCGTTTCATGGCTTCTAACAGCACCTCTTGGACGCTGCGCTTACTTGACAGGCGCTCCATGACCACATCGTCCACCGTGTCGCGCACCAATATGGGGTATATCAGCACTGGGCGGTCGTGCCCCGCCTGCTTCTGCCGCATGGGGCCGATGCGCTCGATGATCTGCATGTGCTCTTCTAAGTTCCAGTTGACCCCGAAGAAGGCGAGGATGTTGCCGCCGTCCGCGAGATTGAGGCCGTGTCCCGCCGACGCAGGGTGAGCGAATAGTATCGGCACCCGTCCGGCGTTCCAATCCCTGATCGTATCAGGGTTAGCGTCCAACACCCGACCCTGACAGAAACGAGCCTGTAGACGTTCGAGATCGTGCTTGAAGTTGTAGGCCACCAGCACGCGCGTGCCGTTAGCCTC